ACATAAACTAATTAAGAAACTAGATTCAAAGAAATGGTTTTACATTAGTTATGTAAATAAAAAATCTAATTACGTTGACAAAATAGTATTTGCTGGCAAATATAGGTGTGTATGAAACATAAAAGTATGAGTCAGATGAATAAAGAAAAAGGTAGAAAGTGGGACGGGAAAACTCGTCCTGCTACAGAATTATATAGAAAGAGGTGGAATGAAATATTTAATAATACTAATTCTAACGACAAGCGGGATAGAACAGATAAAATATCCGATCGAAAAGAATCTGACGTGTGAACAACAGATGATCACGTGGCGTGATGCAAACGTCAAGTACTACGACACAGGGAACACGGACCAAAGACCACAAGGTTATTATACAAAGGAAGGTAATTTATGGATTGGACATATTTGCGAAAACTAAAAGACAAATTTGATCTATGGCATTTAATCTATAGAACAGAAATTGTTTTAGCTTCAGCAGGATTTATTGTCGGTTTTATAATCGGTGCTATTATATTTTAAACGAACCTATCTGCTACGAGGGAATCGGAGATAGGTTTTAAAGGTGAGAAATACATTTTGCATATCACATTTATGCCACAATTACAAGCTCGTAATTTCGTGGCAGCTATATTTGACAGCCAACTTATATTTATTAACGTTTAGCTTACCTTCTTTTTGTAGAAGAGCTAAGCTGTGTACAGATGCATCAGCTGCGCAGTCAGCCCAATCTGCATATACACTCGGTGATTGTACAGGAGTTTTACACTCTCCAGTTAAAAAAGAGCACACCTGTAATATTAATAAAAATTGCATTGACATTTATAGATTATCCTATAAGTTATTGGTTATGACAGATATCAGTAAATACAGAAACGTGTCGTTAACACACGAAACATACAACACTTTAAAGAAATTGTCGAAAGTTTTATTGCCAGGTGGGACACCACTGTCAATTTCCAAAACTGTTGAAACGTTAACAAACGAGAAAGCAGAGAAACTAAATGGCAAGATCAAGCTTCAAAAGTCAGGGAACGGCAAATAATAACGCCTTAGATCTTCTAGGTAGAAAAAAGGAACCAGAAGAAAATCTATGGACAGCAGTTCTAACAAAAGCGTTAGATGATGCTTTATACTCAAGTGATTACAGAGAGGCAAAAATTGCAATCTCTTGGGTAGAGGGGTGTAGCCTAGACTTTAGATTTGTTTGTCATTTAGCAAACAGAGATGCAGCTTATGTTGTTAGAAAAACAAAACAACAAATAGAAAAAAGAAAAGAAGAAATAAAAGAATTTGAGGAAGGTATAAAAAGAAATTTAGACGCCGGACTTAAATTAAAACACATCAAGTTAATGATGTTACGTAGACTTCATAGTAAAAAAGGTAGAAAACATAAAGGAGGATACCATAGTGTCAAACGAAAATGGAATTACATTGCCCATCCCGGTCAAAAAACCGTGTTATAATTGTAAGGGTAATGGATATATAAGAATAGATACACCTGACAAAAAAGATGATATAAAGCAATGCTGGGTATGCCAGTCACAAGGAGAGTTAGAAAAATATGTACAAAAAGACGTTGATAATTTTATTTACGAGTTTTATTTTAACAGCAGGGTGCAGTAAAGTTGATTGGGGAGACTTTGAATGGGATCCCGCAAAGGCAGTAGCTAGAATAACTTTCGGCCAGGTTAAATGAATGAGCTACCTTATTTAGCTGGAGTATTTGATGGCGAAGGCTCAATGGGTGTTTGGTCTAAAGGTAAGGATAAATCTCCTGCGTTTAGATTACAAGTTGAGATGGCCGATGGTGATGTGGTTTTAAAGTTCTTAACTTATTTTAAAAAAGGATCTTTAACTGCAAGACAACGAGATGATAAATATAAAATTATGTACCACTGGAGAGTAAACGGAGAAGAGGCGAAAGATGTTGCAAGAGAAATGCTTCCTTATCTATCGAGAAGAAGACAAGCGCAATTTGTAGAGGCTTTGGCGTAATGATTACTATTCCAGATTTAATTACATTGATAAAATATTATTATAAAAAAATAATGGACTACCCTTTTAGATATATGGAATCTTTAGGTAGTTGGATGAGTGTCTACGCTTGGAACAAGCGATGGAGAAACAGAGAGAAAGGAACGGGTTATGCGCAAAAACCGAAAGTCTACTAAAAAGAAATATCCTGACAGACCCATTACCGGAAAAGAATGGATTGCTGGGTATAGAAAATGGAAGAAACAAACGGAGCAGTATGGATCCAAGAGATAAGATCTTTGCTTTTATATTTAGTAGCTTTATACTACTGATTTTATTGAGTTTTTTGATGATTTTAACCGGGTGTATAGGATGGCAATAAGAAAGATAAAAAAATCAGAATACGAAAGTCTTGCTGAGTGTATTGCATCAGACCAAGTACCCCCTGCAGATATTGCTTATTATTTTAAAGATAAAAAATTTTATAAATATTATAAAGAAAACTATATGTGGATTTATGAGCGACCCCAAGTGTTATGATAGGATCTTTGTTTACTGTCCCGTTACTTAGACTAACTTGTTCTGATTTTAAAAATAAAAGAAAGAAGATTGAAAGAGTTTTAGAGGCTTACCCTGAAAGACGTAATAGTAATTTTTATTCTAACCGAGGTCTAAGTAATAAAAATTTAATCGAGGAGTTTACCCAAATTTTTAAGAACGAGTTTAGTTTTATAACTAAAGCTTTTGATAAAAGTATTAAGGTCAATGATGTTTGGTCTGTTACTTATGGTAAAGGAGACTATCACGTGCCCCACAACCACGGATCAACGGGTTATGCGGGTATTATATACTTGGAACTACCTAAACGTGCTCCTAAAACTATTTACATTCAACCCTGGAATGATAATAAAGATAATACTGTGTTGGAAGAGATAGATGTTAGTGCGGGAAATATTGTCATTGTCCCGAAATTCGTGATGCATTTTACGAGACCATCTCCTTCTAAACTTTTAAAAAGGATCGTGAGTTTTGATTTTGAAACACAATAAAAAATATAGCTACAGCCAAATTTCAAGAACCGAGGAACACGGATCAAGGACCTATGATGTCAACGGGATCAAGTTACCAAGTGTTACGACTATCTTATCACGGACCAAGGACCAGAAGAAACTACAAGAGTGGAGAGATAGAGTTGGTAATAAGGAAGCTGATAGGGTGATGAATCTATCAAGCTCTCGTGGTACAGCAATGCACAAATTTTTAGAGGCGTATGTTTTACAAAAAGGTTATGAAGATCTTACAGAACTTGGAAAGACTGCTAAAAAGATGGCGAGCAAAGTCATACAGATAGGATTAGAGCCAGTTGATGAGTGGTATGGCTCAGAGGTAACGTTGTTCTACCCTGGTTTGTATGCAGGTGCTACTGACCTAGTTTGTAGACACAATGGATTAGATACTATCGTAGATTTCAAACAAGCCAACAAGCCAAAGCGTAAAGAATGGATTGACGATTACCATCTGCAGATTGCAGCGTATGCTATGGCACACGATCACGTGCACGGCAGCCAGATTAGACAGGGTGTGATTATGATGTGTACACCAGACCTATATTACCAAGAATTTAAAATAGCTGACGAAGAATTAAGGCATTGGAAACATAGATTTTTAGTGAGATTAAATATGTTTTATAATATGAGGCAACAATGAGACTAGAATATGGCAGTAATTAGGCAAGACATTTGGACATAGTACTAAAACTGATGAAAAAGTTTTGAGAAAAAAAATTTTTGAAATTGGATGTAAAATGTCCAAATCAGCTAGAAGTGTTGGTATTACTAGCTAAAGTGTGGACATTTTACTAAAATGTAAAATGTCTAAAATGTCCAATAGTCAAAAAAGTCAATAAAGACGTCAAGTTAATCGCTCGTGCGCGCGTAAATGGTTTTTTGAAAACACTTTTTGTGGTATTTGGTACTATATGAAATTCCCTTTTGAATATAGAATAATAATATTAATACTTGTAGGTGGTTGTGCACCCGTCATAATTACAACTGTCTTAAATAATCACTTTGGTTACTCTGTGCAAAGATCTATGGAATTGACGTTAATACTTTGTATTCCTATTGCCGTGTGGATGGCTATTAAAATTAATGAGAGATGGCACGATGACAGGGAAGACTAGAAAAAAATCTAAATATAAATCGGCGATTATAAACAAAAAGAGATATTATTTCTATAGTATAAAATGGGTTGACATTACCGGAGATGCAGGGCACGCTACACCAGAGGAGTTTGACAAATTTGAAGCCAGTATAATGTTGACACAAGCCTATGTTTACAAAAAGACTAAAAAATTTTTATACACATTTAGTTCTTATGACCTTAAGGATGAAGTATTTAGTGACCGAAACATCTTTCCTATCGGGTGCATTATTAAGATGGAGAAGATACCGAACTCATAGGAAACAAAATGATTGATTGGCTTTGGACTAGCAGATATATGTGGGGCCTCAATCAACCAAGAAGGAGGAGAAATGTTCGGAAGCAAAGACGAAAACGAAAAAAACAAAATCGAACAACTAGAAGAAAAAGTCGAAGCGTTAGAAAACAAAATAGCTAACATTATGGACGTTCTAGAAATGCAAGATGATGTTGAAGTTGAAGAAGATGATGGTGAAGATATCGAAGACGATGATAGAGATTAATCTTTCTTTTTGTTGCCCTCGATCTTTTCAGGCTCGGGGGTAACATTAATCAATGATCCGTAGTCGTCTAGTATTTGTTTCATTTTTGCTTCTAGCTCTTGCTCTGATAGGTCCTCTATCTTACCTGTTTTTATTATTTTTCTGTCTATGTATAATCCTGCCGCCTTGCCACGATTTGTTTCTGCGTTTACAGCAGCAGAAAAAGAGTTCTTCTTCAAAGCAGCTTCTTTTATTCGATTCAACTCAGCTACGTGAGTAGCATAAGTCACTTCGTGTTTGGCTAATCTCTCTTCTCTTAACTCACCTATGTATTTTGCTACAAGCGGATGTAGTCTAGGGTTAGATAATTCAGACCCTTCTTGCCTACATCTATTTTCAGAATAACCAGCTAATTTGGCTGCCTCTGATTTAGTCACAGGTCCATCAGGACCGCCGAATATAAGATATTCAGCGAATCTTTTTTGCATTTCTGTTAATCTTTTTGGTACTCCCATATTGACTTTTTAAGGTAACAATCCTATAATGTCAACATATTATGGTAACAACAAAGAAAGAAGCAGAAGAGTTTGCAAAACAAATAGATAAGATTGAAGGGTCGGGTAAACCGGTTAATCCTTATGATGCAGGTCCTTTTGCACACGACTTAAAACATCACGACAAAGGTTATCCTAAAGATGATAGAGGTGAGCTAGATCTTACAAGGCAGATTGATGATTTAAAACTTCAATTAAAAAGAGCTAATGTTAGAATTGCTGATCTTACTCAAATAGAGGATATGCATCGTAGACTTAACGGCGAGTTAAGAAAAGATATATACCAATGGAAGATGAAAGCTCACGAGAACGCAAAGTTAGAGAGTCAAATCATAGGACAGAAACAATTAATTACTGACTTGACTAAAGACAATCAAAGACTTGCCGCCGAAGTGAACGATAAGGTCGACAAGTTAAGAAACGCTGGCATAATTTAATGCGAGTACAAGATTTACAACAGTTCCTCTCAAAATTTGCTGAGGGTTCTGATGCAATTAAAAATGCACAGATATTTGTAGAAGTTAGTGGTAAACTCCACGCTATTCGTAGGATGGAAGTACACGAAAACTCTATACCTATTGTAGGACACAAAGGTCACTCAGCACATAGATTAGTTCTTAAAACACATAAACCATCGAGTCTAGTTTTGCCAGAAACACTCCAAAAAGATTACTAGTGTTACTCCAAAAATGAGATGGGTCCAGAGGCTAAATTATATAAAAAAATTAAAAGATCTTGGAAGCAATTTTCGTTTACTCGTCTTGAAAATCTTGTCTCTCTAGGTTGTCCTGATTGCTTGGTCTACAACAATAATGGTCACTTCTTCACTCTTGAATTAAAAGTTACAAAGGGTAAAAAAATCAGATTTAGTCCGCATCAAATTGCGTTCCATAAACGTCATCCTGACAATACATTTATTCTAGTTCAGGGCCTCGGTCCGAGGTGCCTGAAACTTTTCCGTGGATCAAGGATCCAGGACCTTGTCGCCTGCGGCCTGGAGCTTGACGCCTGTTGCCTGGGGCTTGATGCTTGTGGCCTGTTTCTTGAACAGCTTGGTGCCTGAACCAAGAAGTGTCCCGGCCTTCGCCGAGACACCAGAGGTAATGGTTGTACAATATTGAACCGTAGTCTCTACTTTGAACTGGCATACATCTCTTCGCAATAATCATCTAGGCCTAAGTTATCTATGAATGGCTCAATGACTCTATCACTAGCCCAATAACCGT